GACGAGCATCCTTATCGGCAAGTGGCGAGCTAGGACGACTGGACATACACTCAGCAAACTGGCGACGTTTTCTGGTTCGATTAGGGATACACGACGGCAAATACAAGCTGTTTCGTGTGCCAGATCCAATCTTCAAGTCGCCGAAGTCGGTCGCACTCGCATTTTTGGCCGGGATTTTCGACACAGACGGCGCAGTCGGCGATCTGACCCTGTGCTCGAAATCGCGTGGGCTCATCGGTGATATTGCGATGCTGCTCGGGATGCTTGGATTACAGGGCAGCATCGAGGAAAGCTGGAATAAGCCCTACGCGCGTATGTACTACAAACTTAGGCTGCGGCGTGCGTCCACACTTCGATTCGTCTCAATGGGCGGAATGCGCGCTCCTGGTAAGCTCGTGCGTCAGCAGGCCAAGATGGCGGCATGGGGAACGCGCGCACGTGTCGAGACGCCGCTTGTCGCCGGAACTGAAATTATCAGAGTTGAGCCTGTATTGAAGCAGCGGGTCTATGACATACCGGAGAAAGGCTACGTCGCGAATGGTCTGGTGAGCTGCACCGAGGAGACCACGCCGTGAGCCGCTACTGCATCGACGTCCTCTGCGTCGAGTTCGACGAGAACGGCCAAACGCTCTGGATCCAAGGCAAGTCGGGCACTGTGCTTCGTCTCAAGACGACTGGCCGAATCACCGCGAAGCGCTGTAACGGGCCGCTGTCTGGAAGCCACGCCGACGTCATGGTGATGGGCGACATCTCGATTTGCGTCGGCAACGACGCGCAGGAGGAGCTGTGAGGCGCCAGTGCTCCCATTGTCCGTGGAAGGTCTCGACCGACCCCAACGAGATTCCGAATGGCTACTGTGCTATCAAGCACGCGAACCTGCGCAGCACGATCGCGAAGCCCGGCGATCTGCGGCTCGGCGGCCCGCTGCAGATGATGGCCTGCCACGAGTCGAAGGCCGGTAGAGAGCTGCCGTGCGTGGGCTGGCTCGCGCACCAGCTCGGGCCCGGCAACAATCTCGCACTGCGCATGCGCGCGATGAGCGATCGGTCGCTGACAGACTTCGAGCTGGTCGGCGAGCAGCACGAGCGGTTCGAAGACACACTGCCGGAGGAACGCTGATGCCCATCATCCGCGACATCCAGCTCCCGCCGCTCCCGATCGATCTGCCGGAGTTTCTCACAGCGATCGAAGAGGCATACATCGAGGAGGCACTGGAGGCGATGGAAACGAAGAAGGGTGCCGCAGAGCTGCTCGGACTGAAGAGAACGACCCTGATCGAGAAGCTGAGAAGAAGGAGAGCCTGATGCCCATCGTGAGCCACCCCGCCAACGCCGCATACCGTTCGGGATACGACGAGACCTTTGGCCCCAAGCCGAAGCGCCCAAACGAGTGCAGGATCTACAACACAGAATGCCCGACACCCGAGCTGTGCAGGCTCGCGGAGCCAGGCGCGGCGTGCTGCGCGGGGCAGGCCGCTGTCGAAGAGCGTCTGTTCGACTGCAGCTACTGCACTCACAAGCCAGGCGCCGTGTGCAGCTGCATCTGTCACACGAAGGCGCCGTGACTCACGCCTGCCATGCTCACGACTGCAAGACGGCGGTACCGCCGCGAATGGCGTTCTGCCGTCCGCACTGGTTCTCGCTGCGCAAGCCGCTGCAGGACGCGATCTGGAAAGAGTACAAGCCGGGGCAGGAGAACGACAAGAACCCGACCGCGCGCTACCTCGCCGTGCAACGGCGCGCAGTCGCCGAGCTGGCCTTCAAGCCGAACGATGAAGAAGCCGCACGCATCGTCGCGCCGTACTTATGGGAGAGCGAGAAGTGGCGCCGGGTCGCGATCGAGATGGGCGCAGGCGATCCGATTGAGGGGCTCGAAGAGGGGAGCGCGATGGAATGAAAAAGGAGACAACAATGAACCGGATGCAGGAGCAAGTTCGCGAGTTTCACGAGAAGTTCGGTCATCCGATCGGGACGAAGCCGGGATTCGGTCGCCCGAACCTGCGATCGGGGCTGATCATCGAGGAGGCCGTCGAGACTTCCGTCGGCACAGTGGGGACAGTAGAAACGATGCACCTCCTACTGACGGAGCTGAAAAAACTTCGTGAATCCGTACCCAAGGCACCGGATTTCGTCGAGGCCGTTGACGGCGTCTGCGACCTCCTCTATGTGACGTTCGGCGCGGCAATCGAGTTCGGCCTCGACATCCAGCCGATCTTCGACGAGGTGCACAGGTCCAATATGGCCAAGGAAGGTGGCGCGACGAGGCCCGACGGAAAAACGCTCAAGCCCCCGGGATGGACGCCGCCCCGTATCGCCGAAATGATCGCCGCGCAAAGCTGACCCATGTCCTACGAAGAGCGCAAATACACTCCGCGAGAAATCGAGCGCGCGAAGTACACGGCCGACAAGGTCATCAAGCTCTTGTCGCGCGACCCGTCCGACTTCTCGCTCCAGTTCGACGCGCTGTCGGGCATCCTGATCGGGTACGCGGCCAAAAACGGGATGACTATCCTCGACGTCGTGAAGCGCATCGGCTGGCTCACCACGCACGATTCGCCTGACGGGCGCACCAGTGAAGAGCTGATCGCGGCGTTCGCGGAGGGTAAAGCGTCGTGAGCTACAACATCTGCGAGCGGTGCGGCAAGCCGTGGGGGATGGTCAACATGACCATCTACGAGTGCCTCTGTCAACGGAACCACGCGTTTGCGACGCGGCTGTGGCGCGCGTGGTTTCTTGCAGGGATGCCCCGATGAGCGCCCCGACCCATCCAATCATCCGCGAGGCGCTCGCTGCGCACGAAGTCTTCCGCAAGCTCGGCTTCACGCCGGACGAGATCTTCGTTCGTCCGTCCCCCGAGCTGTTCGTGACTGTGCGGCGCGGGGGTTTGGAGTTCAATCTCAGTATCGGCACGCATGCCATGAACGTGGACGATACTGTTGCGGCATGGACTGCGGGGGCAGAGTGGTGGAATACGACCAACGACGAGGCTGCTCGGCACGAACTGTACGAAGGATCCGCAACGCGCAGGAACCTTGTCCCGCTGGTGGTGGCGCTCAAGAATAAGGGCTTCGCGGTTCGAAGGGGCGACGCGTGAACACGCCGCCGCTACAGGAAATCATGGACCGCGACCTCGTCATCTGTGAATGCGGCCACGTCGAGAGCTTCCACGACGACGGGAAAGCGTCGAAGGGGACGTGGTGCCTGGCGCTCGACTGTGGCTGTCCGGAGTGGCGAGAGAAGAAGAGGCCGACATGAATCTCCTCTGGAACATTTTCGGGTGGGCCGCCGCGATCCTCAACGTCGCCGGCAACCTTGCGCTCACGACCAAGAGCCTCAAGGGCTGGATCATCCGCATCGCCTGCAACCTGTGCTGGATGCCGTACGGGATCTACACGCGGGCCTGGGCGCTCTGCGCGAACCACCTTCTGTTCGTCGTCATCAACGCGTACGGCTGGTGGAAGTGGCGGCGAGACGATCTGAAACTGCTCGCGCGCACTGAAGTGCCAGGCGAGACACCGCCGGTCAACGCACTCGAACGCGCGCGGCGTATCGCCTACGTGCAGGGCTGGGACGACTGCAAGCGCGAGCTGGAAAGGGTCGCATGAACACCATCGCCTGCGTCGGCGCCCGTGCCACGCCCGCACCGATCCTGTCGTGGATGGAAGAGACCGGAGCGAAGCTCATCTCGCAGGGCTACGCCATCACATCGGGCAACGCCCCTGGCGCTGATCAGGCATGGGCCCGCGGCGCGAACACAGTGGACCCCCGCCACGTCTCGCTCTTCTTGCCGTGGGAGGACTTCGAGCGCGCAGCGATTCATCCTGCGAATCGTGTCTGCGTCTTCAACCCGAACATCCATCAGCGGTTCATCGAGCTGGCGAGGGTTACGGGCTCGAAGCGCCGGATCGCGCTGCTGGCCCGCAACGCGATGATCGTCGACGGCGCGCACTGCGTGCTCGGCTACCTTGCTGCGGGTGACAGCGGCACGAGACACGCGTTCGGCTGTGCGCAGCGCCAGAGCATCATCACACTGAACGTGGCCGACGCGCTTGTGCGAGCTGGAATCGAAGCACGGCTCACAGCCAGCGAGGACGTGCGCGGGCCGGTGTTCGACACAGGGAAGGGACGGAAGTGGTGACTGCTGCAGTGACACCTGTATCAACAAGCTGTGCAGCCTGTGGGATGCTGCTCAAAGACCTGACCGACGCGCAAACCGCGCTCGATTCTCGATGCCGTGCAACCTATCGCTACCGCTCGATCGGCTCGCTTGACGATGCGCGCCGTGCCGAACTCAACCAGCTGATCCACGCCGTGGCGCAGGACTCGCTGCGCGGCGAAGAGCTGCGGAGTGCGATCTTTCGGATGCACGAGCTGGGATTCGCGGAGCTGGCGCAGCGAGTGGAGCGCCGTGTGTGGCGGGCGGCGATCGAAGTGGTCGAACCTGCACCTGCCGCGCCCGAGCCCCCACCAGCGCCGACGCTGCCGTCCTATACGCTCACTCGCGGTCAAGAGACCAGCATGGGAGCTGTCGGACGAATGATGGCGCCAGGGCACCACGCCTGCACAGTCCTCGTTGGTTACGCCGGTGTAGGCAAGACATTTTTGACCGGCGTCATCGCGCGAGAGCACGGAGCACCTGTGGTGGTCACGCCAACTGGCAAAGCGGCTGTGAGAGTTCGCGAGGCGACAGGGCTACCTGCGCGCACGATCCATTCTTGGCTGTACCACGCTCTCCCCGACGAGAAGACAGGAACGGTCAGGTTCGTTCGGCGGTCCAGCGAGGACATCGAGATTCCGCCCTCGCGTCTCGTGGTGCTCGATGAGGGCTCCATGGTCGGCCCTGATACGTGGCGCGACGTGCATTCCGTGTGCGAGCAGAACGATCTACGTCTCGTCATCATCGGTGACGGCTTTCAGCTGCCGCCTGTGCAGCCACCGAACTCGCCGCCGTTCTCGATCTTGACGCCTGAGTTCGCCACTGAGCTGGGCGCCGAGAGAGTCGAGATGACAGAAGTGCTGCGGCAAGCGCAGGACTCGCCGGTGATTCGCGCCTCGATGCGCCTGCGCGCGGGAGAAGGAGTATCGGCGTTCCACGAGCTGCCACACGTCGAACTGAACAACTTCGGAGAGGTCGCGCTGTCCGTGCATCGACAGGGCGGAATAACGATCTGCCACAAGAACGCGACGCGCTTCCAGCTCAACGCGATGTTCAGGCACTCACTCGGTATCTATGACGAGATGCCTCAGCCCGGTGAGAGGCTGCTCGTGCTGAAGAATGCGTACGAGGTCGGGTTGATGAACGGCGAGGCTTTCACTTTTACTGGCTGGGTGAAGGAGCCAACACAACCAGAGAAGGTACGTGACAGGTATAAGAAGACCGAGGAGATCGCACGGTTCGGTGGAATCAAGACGCCGTCAGGCGGATTCGCGATGATCGCGATCGAAGAGCTGCATGGGCGCCTTCAGGCTGGGCCGACTGCCGTCGCGATTGCCGGCGGCCAGTGGTCAAGGTTGGAGAGCTTCTTCTCTGGAGACAAGGTCGCGTCGCACATATCGGCCAATTGGGGATACATATACACCTGTCACAAATCGCAAGGGTCCTCCTGGCCGTACGTGCTTGTGGTTGTCGAGCCTTCAATTCGACTGAACGAAGATGAAGGACGTCGTTGGGGGTACACGGCGATCACGAGAGCGGAGAAGATGGCCGCTGTGTACCTGGGGAGGATTTGATGCAAACGGAGCAGTACAAGCACGCGCTCGCGTTGATCTCGACGCTTCACCCGATGCCGAGTTCAACAGCCATGATCGAAATGACGGGGCTGATGCAGAAGTCCCGGCCGATCAAGCGCTACTTCTTCTATCCTGAGCTGGCTGCCGAGTACGCGATGGAGCTGTGCGAAACGGGGTACAACGCGTTCGTCTCGGTCAATCCTCGTCACGAGATGGCGGCGTTCGAATCGAGCGTGCCTTATGCGACAGCGATGTTCTTAGACGTGCAGCCGGAACGAATCGCCATCGCCGACGCAGTCTCGAAGCTGGTGCGCGCAGGGTTGTACCCGAGCATTTCGGGCTGGTCTGGCTATGGAGCGCATCTGTACTTGCTCTTGTCGGAGCCGAGCGACACGCACCGCACGAAGCTGATCTGGGAGCGGCTGTGCAAGTACGTGACCTCGGACAGCGTGTTCTCAATCAACCGCATAGGACGCGTGCCGGGCACGCTAAACCGGAAGCGCGGGTGCGCCGCGTGGTGCTTTCTGACCAACTGCGATCCGGCTCGGCGCTACACCATCGACGAGATCAACAATCGGCTCGATGTAGTCGGGGCCGGCCCCGCGCGTACGCCGAAGGACGGCATTCCTGTTCCTGTTGATCCGCCGGTCGATTGGTTCGAGATGCGAAAGCGGCTCGACGAAGGAACGCTGGACATCATCGACACTGGTGAGAAGAACGCGTACAGCGAAAAGCAGATCAGCCGTTCCGAAGCTGACTGGGTCGTGGTATGCGCGCTCGTTCGAGCCGGTGCGCCAGACTCACTGATTCACTGGATCTACGAGACTCAACCCGTGGGGACCATGAAGTATAGAGAGGCTGGCGTGCACTACTTGACCAAGACGATTGAGTCGGCGCGTCGGGTCACGGCGGAGCCCATCGAGTACACAACTTCGTCGAGCAACTACAGCTATTCGCGCTCGACTGGCAGCGGCCGCGACAAACACAGAAAGAGGTGAACGATGACCGCAGCACCGACCCTTGAAGACCGCACGATCGAAGACATGCCCTTCGAAGGCGGCGAGCCCGTCCGCGATCTCTTGCGCTCGCTCGACGTCAAGACGGCTCGCGACATCGAGCTGCTCGGCTGCACCGGCGCGAAGGCGAAGGGGCTCGCGAACGAGCAGATCACGGCACTGCGCCTCAGCCTCGCGGGCGGCGGCGTCGGGCTGCCGTGCTTCGTCGGGATCGATCGCTTCTGTCTCGGGCACAACACGATCGGCGGTCTGCAGGAGCAGCAGGAGCAGCGCCATCGTGAGTGCGTCGAAGCTGTGTCGCGCCCGCTGACCAAAGAGGAGCGCGGCCGCATCGAGCTGATCGAGGCCGCGCGGCGCAAGCAGGGCAAGACGCTCGGCGAGCGGCTCGTCGCGACGGGCGACATCTTGTCGGGGCGAGAGCTGCCAGATGGGTTCGAGGCCAGCGGGCCGACTGCTGCCGACGACGTGCGCCGTGGCATCGAAGATTCGCGACAGGGCCGAGTCTTCCCGGTGCCGGCGAGTGTGCTGCAGGACTGGGAGTGCCCCGAGCACAAGAAGACGAACTGGGCGTGCCGCTACTGCGTCGCGCAGGCGATCGTCGAGGGGCCGTTGGTGCCGGTGACAGTGATCGGCGTGCACGCTCAGACTGGTGCTGGAGGAAAAGCCGAGCTGCCACTGCCTGCAAGTACGTTCGCGCGGGTGGAGGACCCGAACGACGTTCCAGTTGAGATTCGGAAGCACGACGACGCAGGCGTGCACATCGCTGATGTGTGGGTTCGTGTCGCGTCGTTTGGGCGCTATCTGGCGCGTCTCGACGAGGAGGGCTGAGAAGTGTTGATGTGCCTGGACGGCTGCGACGCAATCGGCAAGCAGACCCAATCGAAGTGTCTGGTCGAGAAATTCGACTCGATCGGCCGCGTCGCTGTGGTGATGTCGTTCCCGCGCTACGAGACGCCGGTAGGGAAGGCGATTCGGCGGCACCTGCTGGGCGAGACGATGTTGGCTGCGATTCCAGAGGATTTCAATCGTGTGCACGAGAAGCCTTGTCCGGTCTGGCGCGCCCCCGAAGATCCTCTCGTCTTCCAGGCGCTCCAATTGGCCGATAAGATGCACGCCGCGCATGACATCGAGGCACACATCTTCGCGGGGCGGGTCGTCATCTGTGATCGGTGGACGCCGAGCGCGATCTGTTTTGGCGAAGCCGACGGGCTCGATCCGGTCTGGCTACAGCAAGTACAGGAGATACTGCCGCAGCCCGCACTGAACGTCTTCATCGACGTGCCCGAAGAGGAGGCGCTCCGTCGACGCCCGCAGATGCGCGACCGATACGAGAAGGACCGCGAGAAGCAGCGCGCGATCCGCCAGAACTACAAGACGCTGTGGGAGGTGAACGCTGAAGACGATGCCGAGCAGTGGGTCGTGGTCGATGGCGTCGGAACGATCGACGAGGTGACGGAGCGAATCTGGAAGCACGTGCTGCGCGCGTTGGGGTTGGAGGCGTGAAGGTCGTCTACGTGGCGGGGCGTTTCTCCGCACCCGACCAATGGCAGCGTGCGCGGAACGTTCGTGCTGCGGAGACGCTCGCCTTCGCTGTGGCCGAGGCAGGCGCGATGCCGCTCAATCCGCTCGCGAACACAGCCAATTTCTTTGGGACGCTCCGCGACGAGTTCTGGTACGACGGCACGCTGGAGCTGATGCGGCGCTGCGACGCCGTGGTGCTCGTGCCGGGTTGGGAGGGATCGAAGGGCGTGACGGCAGAACTGAGGGAGGCGGAGAGGTTGGAGCTGCCGGTGTTCCACCGCGTCGAGCAACTGAAGGTCTGGTTGCTGACGTTCGATATCGAACGGCTGGCGCTGCCGTGACCCGCTACTTCATCCACTTCGCTGCGCCGACGCCGGAAGAGGCGCATGACAGGGCCGAGGTACATGGCGCTGTGCGCGAGATGAAGCTGCACTTCGATCCGTTGCGAGTATGGGTGTACGGATCTGCGGAAGTTGAACTCGATAAGGAGGAAAGCGACGATGGCGATATCAGTTAAGGTTCTGGCTGACTCTCTCGCGCCATGCGGGAAGCGGCTCACGACGATGGAGTGGAAGTATCCGCGCAGCATCCATAGCGAGATCATGACGCACAGGATGCTCTCGAAGAACTCGGCGAGCAGCCGCGCGATCCCGACGGAGAAGCTGATCCAGATGGTGCTCGACGACCCGTTCGTTCCCGAGTACATCGGCGCGAACAAGAGCGGGATGCAGGCGGGGGACGAGCTGAGTGAGGATCAGAAGGTGCTCGCGCAGAGTATCTGGTTCGATGGTCGCGACAGCGCTGTGGAGAACGCGCGGCGCCTCCTCAAGCTCGGCGTCCACAAGCAGGTCGTCAACCGCATCATCGAGCCGTGGATGTGGATCACGATCATCGTCTCCGCGACCGAGTGGGAGAACGTCTGGGGGCTGCGGTGCCATCCGGCGGCCGAGCCCCACTTCCAGAAGCTCGCGTACATGGCACGGGACGCGATGGCGGCCTCGACACCGGAAGAGATGCCGCTCGGAGGGTGGCACACACCGCTTTACGGATCGACGCGAACCGCGGGCGGCGGAGAGGATGAAGCGGCGATTCTCCTGCTCGCGATGGAGAAGGAACCGAATGATACAGAGCGCGCGGCTGCGTACGGGATCGAGCTGATGAAGAAGATCTCTGTCGGCCGGTGCGCTCGCGTCTCCTACCTCACACACGAGGGCAAGCGTGAGATCGAAAAGGACATCGAGCTGCACGACCGGCTTGTTGTCCAGCAGCCACTCCACGCCTCGCCAGCCGAACACGTAGCGCAGGCGCTCGCGACGCCCGAGCGCAGCGGCAACTTCATTGGCTGGAAACAGTACAGGAAGACCCTGCCCAACGAGAACATCGGCGCGGTGCTCCCATGAGCCGCCCCACCTTCCCCGCTGTGACGGTCACGATCGAAGGACCGCACGACTCGGGGCGTACGACCCTCGCCAACCTCATCAAGATGCACCTCGAAGAGAGCGGCTACTCGCACGTCGGCGTGCAGGACACGGTTCCTCTGCCCTCGGACGACAAGCCGCGCTTCCCCGAACGCTTCGATCGAAATCGGGCCTTGCGCCCCGTGAACATCGTCGTGAAACTGCTCGAAGGAGGTACGTGATGCCCATCCTGCTGATCCTGCTCGTCGTCGGTCTTCTTCTCTACGCGCTCTGCAATAACAAGCTCGCCGAGATCGGCCGGCTGCTCTTTGCCTGCGCGCTGCTCGTCGTCTGCTTCGAGCTGGCGCATGGCCTGGGCGCGCTCGCGCAGCTGCAGAGGCTCGGGCGGTGAAGCTCGACGAAGTGCTGGTCACGCGCGTGCTCGGCGACTTCGCGATGCTCATCAAGAGCGCAGCGGAGTCGACCGAGAAGGGCCGCTTCACTACCATCGTCGCGCTCGCGAAGCAGGCGCAGCACTTCCAGCAGCTCAGCAGCTCGCGTATCGGAGACTTCGACGCGATCGACTACGAAGGCGGGATCATTCAGAACGCCCAGGTTGGCTACATCAACGGCGCTCCTCTCGGCGGAGGCTTCGGCGATCAGGCTGAGATGATGCGGACGCTGATCGACTCGCTCAAAGACATCAATGCTCGCCGCCAGTCGCCTGCTGTCGAGCTGAACGAGCTGCTCTCCGTACGCCGAACCTTGAAGGACGACGGCGAACCGACCGAAGACATCGACACACGAATCAAGACGCTACGAAAGGAGATCGCGAATGGAAACACCAGCACTGTGGTACGTTCCCAGCTTCTACGGGGATCTGAGACTGGAACGCTCGGGAGCGGGGACGACCCTCTCGTGGGAGAACGTGACGCCGACGGAGCGGAAGGTGCTGCAGTCGTTGTTCGCACATGCGGTCAGCAAGCAGTGGACGAAAGAGGCGGAGCACGACCTGACGAAGGGTTTCTTGCTGCTCAAGAGTGAGCTGACGAAGGTCCAGAAGTTCCTCGTCAAAGCGCTCAAGCCTGGGCGCAAGACCGTCGACTTCGTGCAGTTCAGCGACGGCAAGATCGAGGAGATTCAGCACGGTGAGCTGCCTCCTCCGTCCGACAAGGATCTCGAAGACGCTGCCCCGGTAGAAGCCCCGAAGAAGGGCGTCTCCGTCGCGAAGCCGACGCTCGGCTGCCCCGAGCCCGACCTCATCAAGGCCGAGCTGCGAGCGCGAGACGTGCTCTTCGCGTTCCTGAACGACGAGCAGCGTGAGGACTTCCGTACCCGCAACGCCTTCGTGACCGAGGGCGCGGGCACGGGGCACCGCTACATCGTGACGTCGCGGCACGCCCGCGACCAGCTCGCGCACACGCGGCGGCAGCTCTACGACGTCGAAGACAAGACGCCGTTCTGCGTGCACGACTACAGCGTGCCGGCGGCGGAGGAGATGCTCACGCTCCATCTGCTGTTGAAGTCGCCCGAGCACGAGCGGTATCTTCGGCACCTGGAGTAAAGACGATGGTGTGCACCAACTGCAACAACGCCCGGCCGGGCGGCTTCACGGTCATCCACCACAACGAGAAGGGCGTCGAGACAACCCGCGTAGACGTCTGCAGCACCTCGTGCCTGATGCAATGGGCGTACAAGTTCGCACAGCTGCAGGGCATGCGTCTGGCCTTCGGGGTCCAGCAGAAGATCAGCAACGTGAAGAACGCCATCGCGGATCTCTTGAAGCCACCTTCGCGATGAGCCTCTCCATCTTCATCTGCGGCCTCGGACGCGAGAAGCTTCGCTGCCAGAGCTGCTCCGAGGTCGCAGTGGGAACGTGCGTGTTCGAGCTGCGCGGGCGCCTCGCAGGAAAGACATGCGGGCGCCGCGTCTGCGTGCGGTGTGGTGGCGAGAAGAAGCTCTGCCCGCCGCACCAGAGGAAGCGGCCCGACCGCCCCCAGACCCCGATTTGACGTCGGGCGCGCCCCGCGCGTATGCTCCCTTCTACGAGGTGATCGCGCATGATTCTCGGCACAAACCGAACTCCCTTCGACCCGCCTGTCCCGCCGCACGCTCGGCTGCCACACACCGGCTTCTACAGCGGCAACGTCTGGCCCTTCTCCGAGGTGACGACTCGGATGCGAGCCTTTCCGGCGTACCGGCCGCCGCTCGTGCCGACGATGGGCCCGCAGATGCTGCCTGCCGTGCCGCTGCCGCCTCCACCCCCGGCGCCGAACGGTGCAGCCGTCGCCGCGACGCAGGTTCCCTCGTCCGCGCCGGCCAGCGCCGCGATGCACGGCAGCTTCGGGGGGGCTGGGTTCGGCTCGACGGGCGGGGTGCGCTCGCACTTCCACGTCGACCCGTACATGGTCATGCGATCGGGCTGGATCCCCGGCGTGAGCCCGAGCGGCTCGAACATCCGCGCAGGCGTGCACAACGCGGGGTCGCGCATCCAGCGCTCGATGCCGTTCCAGACGGCGCCGCTTCCCCCGCCCCCGCCTCCCCCGCCGCCGGCCGCCGCTCCGATGCCGGCCGCCACGCACGGCTTCGGCCGCCCGATGCACCACAAGCGCCGGCACTGGTTCTCGCGGATGTTCGCTCCTGAGACCGTTGCCGAGGTCCAGTCGCGCGAGGCGTCCAACCCGAGCGGCTGTGAGACCTACCCGCCGCGCGCGGACGGCATCAAGGTCACGGTCTGCAACGGGCGCGTCGTGAAGTACGAGGACGCACAGGGCAACGTGAACATGCCGGACTCCGGCTCAGGCGTCGAGTACGGCTCGGGCTCGGGGATGGCCGGGTTCGGCTATCCGGGCTGGGGACAACAGCGCTGGGGCGGACGCGGTGGCTGGCAGCAGCCGCAGTACGCGCAGCCGGCCTACGGCGCGCAGCCGGGCATGTATCCGCGCCATCACCGGCACCGTTGGTGGGAGTCGCAGCAGCAGCCGCAGTACGACATGCCACCGAATCCGGGGCCGGTTCCCGCCTTCGGGCGCGGCTGGTAGCCTCGTGGAGCACCCTCGACAGTATCCGGATCCGGATTCTGTCAAGTACGCGAAGACGATGCCGCCTCGTTTTCCGTGCCAGATGACGACCGACGCCACGGGGCGCATCTACCCGATGCACCACCACGGCGCCTGGATCGACAAGCTCGGCAACGGGAACACCGATCTCGACTCGGGGCACTGGCACCACGTGCGGAGCTTCAAGGTCGAGAGCGATCCGACCGACGGCCACACGCACGAGCTGACGATGCTGCCGTGCGGGGCCGGCGCGGCGCGGCCGGTCGCGCGCGAATCGGCGATGGTGCCGCAATACTACCAGTACGGCACGCAGTTCGCGGGGCCGTCAGAGCTGCCCGAGGGGCACAAGCCGGGGATTGGCGTCTATGTCGTCGGGGCGATTGTGGCGCTCGGATGTATCGCGGCCGGGATCTGGCTGGTGAGCAAAGGCGGCGGCCGAGAGGCAGCAGAGTGATCTTCGGGCAGGCACGCGTGGATCTCGGCGCGGCTGGCGGCGGCCCGATCAAGAGCATTCAGCTCACGCTCTCGAAGATGGGCCTGCCCGTGCGCCCGACCGGCGTACTCGATGACCCGACAGTCACGGCCATCAACGGCGTGTTCAACGGCTGGGACGATGCGCCGCCCGCGCTGCGCACGGGAAAGCTCACGAAGCACGACATCGCGCGCCAGCTCCCAGTCGTGGCGAGGCTCGTGCGACAGGCTGCAGGCGGCGCGATGGTGCTGCCCGACGTGAACGCATGATCTGCGAGATCAAGAAGCGCCGGATCGGCTACCAGGCCGTCGTGATCCACGAAGGGCGACCGCGTGTGACGACGCGGGTCAACACGCTCACGCGGAAGGGCGCGGAGAAGGTGCTGCGCGAGGAGGGGTGTGGGGGATATCCCGTGCCGCGTTCACTGCGGCGCTACCAAATTCCGCTCGGGCGCGCTCGCCGCCGGTGAAGCTCGTCGAGCTGCAGGCGCACTTCGCGCGTGTCATCGACGACAAGGGCTCGTCGGAGACGGTCGACGACATCGCGCAGGCGGACGGCATCTGGTTCCTTTGTCCTAAGTGCTACCTCGCGAACAGCAACAGCGACGTCGGCACGCACTGGATCGTCTGCTGGTCTCCCAAGGTGCCACAGACGATCTCGCCGACGCCAGGCCGCTGGGAGCTGCGCGGAACAGGGCTCGCCGATCTGAGCCTCGTTGCTGGCTCGTCATCGGTGAAGCTCACCGGCGGCTGCGAGGCGCACTTCTTCGTGCAGAACGGGGAGATCGTTTGACTTCAGCGCATGTAAGCGCTATACACTAACACGTGCCACGCGCTAAGAACCCCGAGCTGCATCTCATTGCGATTCGGCTGCGTAGACGCGATCTGGTTGTAGCGCGAAAAAGAGCGCGCTCACTCGGCATCCCGTATCAGCACGTCGTGCGTACGTGGGTAGCCGAAGGCGCTTCTAGGCAACTGGGCGAAATCCCGTCGGTCGAGCGCGCGGGCGCGGTCACTCCTGCCGAGGAGCGTGCGCTTAAGGCTTTCGCTCGCTCTCGTAGCGATTGACTACTCTCGTAGTTCCTCATAAGCTTAGGGGAATGCGAAAGACAGGTCTTCGCGGAAACCCTTCGGCGACACTCGACGAAGCAAAATCGATTCTGAGACGAGCGCAGGTCGAAGCTCGTGGACAGAGTGTTACGCTTCAGGCTCGTCAGGCTGCTGAAAAGGTCTGGCTGGCTACGTCCACCGCAGCCGATGCGATGGTTGGCGGCTCGATCGAAAACTCAAAAGGCGTCGTGAGCACGTTCGAACGGGCGTGGGGTGCCGAAGGCCGCGAAGTAGCACGAGACGTATCCGTGGCGCTCCATCGAGGGTGCTTCTATGGCGGCGCCAAGGAGTGTGACGGTTCGTTCGTGTTGCGATACGCAGCGCGTCTCGGCAAGGTGCTGAACAGCCCTATTCGAGACTCCGCGTTGCGAAAAAGGATCGAGCGACGTGGATAAAGGCGACGCGATGCCCGTACGGGTGCCCGCTGAGGCATACGCGCGGCTCAAGCGGCTCGCGAGCAAGACAGCACGAGACGGGTGGCGAAGCATCGGCTGTCCAGATCGAGATGATCCGCCTACACTCGCGGCCGTACTGAGCGTGGCGCTGGCGGAATTCGAGAGCCGACACTCGCCTGGTCGGCGCTGATTTGACCGCCCCGCCCCCGTAGCGGTACGCTCGTCTCCATGACCTTCGGCGACGCGCCCATCGACACCACGCAACAGCTGGCTCCGACGGTCCCGCACGACGTCGCGCTCGCGCACCTCATCTGCATGGCGAAGCGCCAGGAGTGCCTCATCCAGCGCAACCGCGGGATCGGCTTCTTCGGCGCTTTCCTTGCCGCGGGGCTCGCCATCTGGATCTTCTCGCCGAAGGAGTGCCGGCGGTGAAAGCGCGCTGCGTGCACGTGTTGGGAATTCCCGATGGGGTCCTGCTGCGCGGCTGGACACGGCGGAGACGCTTCGAGCCACGCGAGCGGCAGGAGCGGCGGAAGGGCGGTCGGTGATGGCCGACAAGTTCTGTGTTTTCTGGCAAGGCCGTAAGGCGACGTCAGTGGGCGTGCGCAAGCACGCGGTCTTCGAGCGCTGCTACAGAGGCATCGACCAAGCGCTGCACGCAACGCGCACCATCGCCAAGCGGCGCGGTAGCAGCGCGCTGGTGAAAGAGAAGTCGGGGCTCACGCTGACGCTCATGACGTGTCACAAGTCGAAGTGCAGGGCGACGCACTTCGGTAGAAAGCTGGGGCTGCATCGATGAGCCAGCGAGACTTCTTCCGCCGCAAGCGCAACACGAATTGCGGATCGCTCCTCGCCTACTGGGCCGAGCAGCGTAATCTGCCCGTCCGCTCCACGGCGAGCGTGCGCACGTCGGCCGAGAACAAGAAGGCGCCGTACTCCGAGATGTGCCTGCACACGCGCTGCGCAGGGCAGCCAGTACGGGCGTTCGCACGCGATCCGAAGTATGGCTCGACGGCGATCATCTACACCGACAAGAAGGGCGTCTGCCAGTTCACGTCGGGGACCGAGACTGAGGTGCTGCCGCCTGCGTTCTGGCGAGCAGCAGGCGTGGCGCACTTCCAGGGCTCGAAGAAGCGTCGGGGGCGCCGGTGAGGTCGTGCCCCGCATCGCTTCATCGTCGAATCGCGTGGGCGCGCAAGATCGCCTACGACGTGAGCCACATGAATTCTCGCGGGAAGGCGGCGAGTACGCTGACCGTGGTCGCGGAGAAGTACGCTCGTCAAGGCCAATGCGACATGGCGCGCACGACGCTGCGCCACGCGATCAGCTCGGTGCGGAAGGCACTGGGGAGGAAGCGCTGATGGCGAAGGGCTACAAAGTCTGTTGGTGGTTCCCCGGCAACCTCCGTCGCAATCCGTGCCGCACGCTCTCGGCGAAGCAGCACCGGTCCGCGCGCGAGGCTGCCGAGACCGTGCTGATGCAGAACCCCGGCGCGCGGGTGAGCGTGGTGTCGCCACGTGGCGGCGGGCGAGGCGTCGTCTACAAGCTCGACCGCCTGCACAATGAAGCCGTGCGCGTGTCAGGCGCGACGAGGCGGCGATGAGACGCCATCGACTCGGCGACGCGCCGCCGTTGCGCCTCTACGGCTACCCGAAGGACAACGGGACGCGTCTGACCGACGGGCAGGGCAAGACCATCGCCAAGGGGCGCAAAGTCAACTGTACGAAGATCCGGCCCGGTCAGCGCCACGACTGGTTTTCGAACGAGCGGTGCAGCTACCAGTTCAAGCACCAAGGGCTCTGGTACGGCTGCCGCGGGTGGGGTGACGGGCTGTCGGCGAGCTGCCGCGTGATGAAGCACGCACCGCCGCGTTCGTCATCGCCGTACTGGGACAAGCTCGACGGGGCTCGTCGGAGGAGACGCTGATGGCCCGACGTGGACGGCTCGGCATGCACCTCGATCGCGATCGAGGAATCTGCAAGCTCAACAACGACGATCGTCGTCAGTGGATCGACAACGACAAGGGTCTGTACAACTGGAAGCGCTCGTCGCGCCAGTCCATGTCGGCGTTCATCCGCGACAACAAAACGGAGCTTGACCGCGCCATTTGTGGCGCGCTGGGCGTCAACCTGCGTGGCTTCCGCGACGGCGCGCCCGCGCCAGCCCCCGCCGCGCCCAAGCCGGCAGCAGCCTCCGCGGCCGCGCCGGTCGCCGGCTGGTGGCCGTTCAAGGGGAAGAAGAAGCAGCTCCCGCGCGATCCGCGCAGGATGGCCCAGACGATCATGATCGTGCCGACGCCGAGTGGCCGGCTGGTGCCGCTGCGCGGGGCGAAGAGGCGGAGGCGTCGGTGATGGCGAAACGTCGTCGCAAGGGCATCCGTCTCGGGTCGTCGGCGGAGGACCATAATCGGCGCGCCGATCTGCACGCGCGCGCGGCAGAGCGCTCGGCTGAAGATGCCATCCACGACGCCACCGGAGGTCGATGCCGCGATGCAGTCTCGATGCTGACGGATGCTTATAGGCGTTTCGGAAACCGCGAGGCGGAACGGCGCAGCGCTGGCCACATCGGTGCGGAGAACACTGGAGTCATTGTGGACCGTGCTCGGCATGCATTCCTCGACGCGTGCCTCCCGAGGCGTCGCTGATGGCACGTCGAAGCCCAAAGGCGCACGCCGACTTCCTGATCAAGACGCTGGCGCCCGATCTGCGCCACAGCGGGCACGTCGAGACAGCCAAGGACGTGGCCCGCCGGCAGTGTGTGTCCGGTACGACGCTGCCCCGCTACTCTGCGGCGAAGGGCTGGCACGGCGGAGCGAAGAACGTGCTCTACGCAATCATGGATGAGCGCACAGGCCGCACGATCGTCCGGCCTCGCGAGGACATGCGCGGAGTCGGGCCCGCTGTAGCCGTTAGCGTTGCAACGCGCGCTCAGGCCGAACGGCACTGGCAGAAGCCGTTGCATTCTGGATGGAAGGTGAAGTGCTGAAGTGGCGACGCGTGTTCGTCCGCACGTCTATCGAGGCAAAGAGGGGTTCTCCGTTACCGGCAGCCCGCCAGGACAGAAAGGCTTCGGGATCTCGATATTCGTGCACTGCCGAAGCACCGCTGTGCGTATTCGGAAGCTGTACAACGCCATGCCGAAGACGTTCCCGAACCACGACGCCTGGCGCGCGGCGCAGGATCGACTGCACGAGCGAACTGGCATGCTGATTCGTGCCGATGCACGCGTGAAGGTCTGCCGCCGATGACCAAGCGCTGCAACATCCGGGTGCTCGAAGACACGATGCACACCTATCACGGCGTGCGTCGGTCGCTGCCGCACCAGACGAACGCTGCGATCTTCCGCGCGCTCCGCGCCGCGCAGGACGCCGCGAACCGTGGGCACTGTGCCGACATGCACCGGCACGCACAGGATGCGCGCTTCAAGCTGGAGCGCCGGCTCGACGCGCTGCTGGGGCCGGCGCGGAGCCGCTGATGCCCCTTCGTTAATCCGTCATGGGTAGCGGACGCCGCGTGCCCGCAGACGACGACTTTTTCACTCCTGAGGAGCCCACGATCGTAACCCATGGGGTTCCGACGCCGCCGCGGGGCCTTCCCCTACCCGACTTCGAGCAGGGCTACACGCTCGGGCACACTCGCGGGCTCGCCGATGCCTTCCACGGCCTGCGGCTCGCGCTCCTTCGTGTCGGCGTGCCAGCTGAGGACGTCGAGCCGATCGTGATGAACGTGCGAAAATGGGTGCGCTGAGCACCGAGCCGCTGAGGCGCTGAGCCCGAGGAGGGTGTCACAGGCTTTCGCTGCGCCTCGGTAGGCGCGATGGTCGAGGCGATCAAGCATGCTGGCGAGATCGATCGCGTGCGCTGTCGAACCCTGACGCAGCAGAAGTTCTCGATCGAGGTAGCGGTCCCGCGGTGGCGAAAAGCCTTAGCGCAGATGCGCGCGCTGTCTCACTAAGGCTCCCGCATCTTGACGTTCTCGTGCGCCTTCCATGCCTTCGCGCCGAGCCGCTGCACCAGCTCCTGTAGCTTCCCGTTGCTGGCCATCCGCGCCAAGATCGCGAGCGGGATGAGCCCTGCGGCGAAGATCGCGAGGCGGATGCGTGAGCGCGTGAGCGGCGAAAACAGCGTCATGAGGGGTAAATGATCGCAGCAGCGTCGGCGATCGGGAAACGCGGCCCATACATCAGCCGTGGCAGCACTTTCACCGGACACGCGACCTCTTCGCGGCGACCATCGTGCCGAACCACGGTCGCCGTGCGCGAAAGAAGCGTGCGGTAGTTGACTCGCAAGATGGTGTACCAGTCGTCGGGATCCGGGCCATTCTTGACCGGCTTGCCGATCTGCACGACCTTGCCGCTGCGTGCGTCGACGATCCTCACGCGGCCTTGGGCGGCTCGGGCGCTGGTGCAAGGGGAGCGGGTGCAGGAGGAGCCGGCGGCGCGGGCGGCACAGCGAGCGTCGGCGTCGAGCCGGCGATGGCCATGAACGTGCCGACGATGCCGATGGCGTGGATGATCTTCACCAGGACCATGTGATCGGGTGCCCAGAGCGGATGCCCCGCGCTGTAGGTGGCGAAGGTGCCCAGGCCACCAGTGACGAAGATCGACAGCTTCGAGAGCAGGTTCGCCGTCGACTGGCTCAGGCTGAGCGGCGAGATGCCGAGCACGCCGAGCACGCCGCCGGCCGCCAGGATGAAGGCGACGAGGCTGGGCCCGATGTGCAGGACCGTGGTCGCCTCACCGATGCCGACGATGGCGATGAGCGTGGCGATGAGGGATGCGAGGCCGCGAAGGATCTTCATACCCCTGATGGTAGCGGGCAAGCGCCTATGCTGTCAAAAACGGCGGCCTAAGCCCCTGTCGGCGCGCCCATCGCGCTGTTCATCACGAAGCCTGGCAGCGCTGCCCCGCTCGTCTTCTGCAGCTCCAGCACGCGCCCGATGTAGGGATCGCACGCCTGTAGGCGCTCGGCGTGCTGGTCCTGGAGCTGCGTGATGAGCTGCCGTACGGTCACCGGGTCGTAACCGGCGCTCTTGATCGCGTCGCGGCCGACCATCTCCTCCAGCGTGTCCATCAAGATGAGCGCGTAGCTCGCGTGCGTGAGCCCGACGATGGGCGACTGATCCTGCATCGCGGCGAACGTGTAGCGCTTGATCTGCCGAACGCAGATGCCAGGATCGGCCGTCGCCGGCAGCCCTACCATGCCCCGGTTGTCGCCGAGCCCGTGCACTCCACGGCCGCGCAGGCGCTGCCAGGCCGCCACGATCGCGCGGCGCTTCCACCAGGCGAATACGCCGACGATGCCCACGGCCGCGCCGACTAGGACGGGGTGTTTCACGACTTGACCAGCCTACACCCGAAGCCCCACCCTGCTCAACTCTAGGCCGTTTTGCAGGGGCGCCCCGCGTCGTGCTACCGTCGATCTCGTGGCTTCGGTCATCTTGCTCAAGGCGACTCTGGATGGGTCGTTCCAGCCCTCTGCCCCCGTGCTGCTCGTAGCGAACCAGCTGACGCTGGACTGGGACATCACCGCGTCGAGTGGCCCCACGACGCTGGAGTGGTACTTGGAATTCGCCTCTGACCCCGCCGGCCCGTGGCGCCGCGAGGTCGCCGAAGAGGACGCAGGCAAGGGCGTCGTCTCGATGCCTGCGGTCGTGCGTACGTTCGCGAACAACAACGGTACGGCGCTCACGGACGGTGACTACGGCTTCGAGATGCAGTTCGTTCGACAGGCCGCTCTCGCACGCATCCAGGCGTGCGTCACGGCCGGCGCGGCGGTCATCGCTGTATCCAGCCCGACAGGCATTCAACCTCAGAGCGTGTGATGTCGGAGGTGTACACCATCTCGGGAGCTGGACTCGGTACCTCGACGCCTTGGTACAAGTACAGCCCCGCTGATATTGCAGCCGACGTCGCTAGCGGGGCGGCTTATGTCGCTAGGGCGGGTGGGACGATGCCGTCGCCTGCACAGGCGAGCGTCGCTGCTCCAGCAGCAGCTTCAACTGTGTCCATCTCATCCCTGCCGGCTCCCAAGCAACTCCAGATTGCACTACGGTCACTAGGAGTGATGGCTGGCGACTCGTATCTGATGAATGTAGATGCAGATGGGGTCATCGGACCCAAGACGGTCAAGGCTGTCAATTACGCGATCGACAAGATCACGGGTCCGCTGCCCTACTTTTCGAAGGGGAACATGAACGTCACGAATACCCGCCAGTACGCAGGCGGCCTCGCACAGACGTTCATCAGCTACATCAAGCAGCGTGGCGGGAAGATACTAGCCCCACCGGCATCCAAGGCGCGCGGGCGCGGTAGCGCGCCGATTCCACTCGGGCCATCTACGGCGGGTCCCACATCGACATCGACAGGCCCGTCGAGCGACAACAAGTGGATCTGGTACGTCGTCGGCGGGGTCTCGGTTTTGCTCGTGCTCGGTATCGTAGCGCGGTCCGTACGTCGATCTCCAGCAGCGCAACCCGCGAAAGCGTGACACCCCTGTGAGCCCCTGGAATGGAGAAAAAGGACGATGAGCTTGGCAGCGAAGAGCCTACCAAACCCGGCGGACCTCCAACTGTCGAATCCGCCATCCAGAGCTTCACCCTCGCCATTAATGAGCTTGGTGTCGATTGTCGGGAGTCTGCACGGACTCTCTCAGTCCTGGAAGGCGATGAACGCAGGCGAAGACTCAGTGAGCTGGCGGATAAGATGGAAAAGAGCAACCAGCTCATTGGAGACGCTGCGCGAGTTGTCCGAGCCCTCGCCGACCTGAGCTAGTCCGTGCAGGTGTGAGCCGATTTTGTACTTAGCGGCATGAGGTGTAGGCTACTTTCCTGATGGCGCTCGACGGCACGATAGTCCCTCCGCTCTACAACGGCGACAGCGTCTCGCTCACGCAGGGGATGGTCGTCCGACAGGTCGTCGGTAGCTCGAATACTGTCGTACGCGCACAAGCCGACACGACGCCGCATGCCACGGGTGTTCTTGGTGTCGTGATCGACGGCAGCGTGTCGCCCACAGGCCCTGTGGTCGTCCAGACATCGGGACGGCGGCCGCTGCAGCTCGCGAGCGGCCTCTCGCCCACGAATGGTCAGATCGTGTTCCTGTCGGCGGCGACTCCTGGTGTCGCAACTACGGTGCAGCCCACGATCGGCGTGGCGATCGGAACGATCCTCGACACCACGAACTACGCGCGCCTCGGAACGGTCATCGCTGCCATCAACGTCGACTTCTCCAGCGTCGGGATTCCCGGTGCGCAGGGGGCGACGGGGGCTCAAGGATCTCAGGGTGCGCAGGGGGCGCAAGGGGCGACGGGCACCGGTCCGCAAGGAGCACAAGGTCCGCAGGGCGCGCAGGGGAACACTGGATTGCAGGGCGGATCTGGCGCCGGAACGCAGGGCGCTCAGGGCGCAGCGGGAACCAGCGGCGCTCAGGGCGGCGCGGGCGCGCAAGGGGCGCAAGGCGCTCAAGGCTCCACGCTCGGGTCGCAGGGGCCGCAGGGATCACAGGGTGCGACGGGAGCCGGCGGCGGTGCGCAAGGCGCGACTGGTGCGCAGGGATCGACTGGTGCGCAGGGATCGCAGGGCGCGACTGGCGCTGGGTCACAAGGCGCGCAGGGCGCCACCGGAGCACAAGGCTTTCAGGGGACAGCGGGAGCGACTGGTGCGACTGGGGCTCAAGGGGCGCAGGGATCGGCTGGCGCACAAGGATTGACGGGTGCTCAGGGCACGACAGGCACGCAGGGCTCGACAGGCACGCAGGGATTCCAGGGGGCCATAGGCTCCAACTTCGTCGAGATGAACTTCTCGTACGGCGGCGGCATAACGGGAGGATCTAACGTGCTCACCGCGGGCGCGTCGTTCTGGATGCTAGAGACGACCAACAACAACAACCTGAATGGCGGCGGTGTTACTGGCGATACCCTGGTGTGGGAGTGGTACGTCCCGATCAACACGACGCACGCTGATCTCAGCATCAACGTCGTCACGTTCACTCCTGGGTCTGGATCGGCGCAGAACTTTTCTGTCGCCATGACGATCAACGGCACCAATTCGCTGACTGTCGGTCTCGGCGGCCTGAACGGAACCGGAATCTCCACGACTGGCGTAGTCTCACAGGCTGTCACCGCCGGGCAGACGGTCGGACTGAAGGTGACGTTCGCGGGAAGCCTCAACGCCACGGCAACTGTCAATTTCACGGCTGACCTGAAGCTCACCTAGTCGGTGCGTCTGTGGCAGGCGACGGAACCATAATCCCTCCGCTGTACAACGGAGACTCCGTCCCGCTGACGCGCGGGATGATTGTTCGTCAGGTAACCAGCACGCCGAATACGGTCGTTCGCGCGCAAGCGGACAGCTCGCCACATGCTGCTGGCGTTCTTGGTGTAGTTGTTGATGGCAGCGTGGCGCCCAGCGGGCCTGTCCTCGTGCAGACAGACGGGAGAAGGCCGGTCGCGCTCGTGAGTGGGCTGACTCCCACCACAGGGCAACTGCTCTACCTATCGAGCGTCACACCGGGGCGCGCAACAAACATCGCGCCTGCGATCAGCGTCTCGCTCGGCACGCTTGTAGATGTCAGCACATACGCGCGCCTTGGGCTCGCGGCCGCTACGATCGCGGTGAACGACGTGAGCACGGGAAGTAGCGGTGTTCAAGGGGCACAGGGCGCAGGCGGTGCAAGCGGCGCAGCCGGCGCGAGCGGAGACACCGGCGCCGGTGTGCAAGGCGCATCGGGTGCTTCTGGGACCTCGGGGGCGACCGGGGCGCAGGGTGCTGCGGGAGGAGCCGGCTCACAGGGTGCACAGGGAGCGAGCGGCGCGCAGGGCGTGCAAGGGTCGGCAGGAGGAGCTGGCTCGCAGGGTGCACAGGGCTCGACTGGTGGTCCACAGGGTGCTCAGGGATCGACAGGCACGCAAGGATCGACCGGTGGCGCACAGGGGACGCAGGGATCGCAAGGCGCGACCGGCAGCGGTGGGTTCCAGGGTGCGACGGGCGCCGGGTCGTCAGGAGCAACAGGCGCGCAAGGCTTGAGCGGCCCGCAGGGATCGCAGGGTGTGACGGGCGCGTCTCCTACCGGGTTCCAGGGCGCGCGCGGAGCGCAGGGCGCAAAAGGCTCGACAGGTACGCAGGGCTCGACGGGCGCACAGGGCGTGCAGGGCTTCCAAGGGCCCATCGGCGACTTCTTCATGCTGCTCACCTCCTTCGGTGGAGGGATGTCTCCAGGCAACAACGTTCTGACCCACGGTGGCGAGTTTTGGGCGCTTCTAACAGCAGATACCGACAGCTACACTGGCGACGGTCCCGCCGACAGCACCCTGTGGGAGTGGCGCGTCCCGGTCAACATCACGCAAGCGTTGCTTGTGGTCAACGTGCTGGACTTCACGCCGATCTCAGGATCGGTTCAGAGCTTTTCGATCACGCTGACGATCAACGGCGTCGCCACGGGTGTCACCCTAGCGGGCGTTAACACCACCGGAATCACCTCGTCAGGCACCGTCGCTCAGGCCGTCACCGCGGGCCAGACTGTCGGACTGCGCATCGACGTGAACGGACTGTTCAGTTCCACGTTCTCCACTGACTTCACTGCGACGCTCTATCTGACGCCGTGATTCACATCGTCCTTCCTCCGGCGTATCGATCCCGCGCGTGCCCGTTCGTACAGCGCACCGCGAATCTACTGCGCGTGCTTGATATCCTCGGTGAGCCGTACAGCACGCACGGAGTCGAGGCGTGGGGTTTGATCGAGGGAGACTTGATCTTCTACACCTACCCTCCGGAGCCTGGGTACGCTCCACTGGTCGAAGGGGCGACCGTCACCGAGATCGAGTGCGGTGTTGCATACGACGCCAAGCCGTGGGGGGCGCTTCGTGTGTACGAAACGGAGATCTGGCGGCACTACTGCTTCGCGAAGTACAACGAGCCGCTCGATCGACGACGCAACTCGTGGGTCATCCCTTGGGCCTTCGACTGCAACGCGTGGCCGCTCGGCAGCGGCGGCGGAAAGTACGTGTCGTTCCTGGGACGGCTGATGCCCGAGAAGGGGATACGCGCGCTGATCGAGGTGGCGAAAAAGTTGCCTGGTATGTCGTTCAAGATCGCGAGCACGGATGCTGTGAACGGTCTGTGGGTCAGAAACGAGCCGCCGCCTCCCAATGTAGAATTCGTCGGCCCACTGCTCGGAACAGAGCGGGCTCCATTTCTCGGCGACGCAGCCGTGCACCTGTGTCCGACCGAGTTCGTTGAGTCCCTGTGCGGGAGCGCGATCGAGGCGATGCTCTGTGGGACGCCTGTCGTGACGAGCAACTATGGGGGCTTCGTCGAGACGGTCGATGACGGTGCCACGGGATTTCGCTGCGCTTCGGTAGACGAGATGGTCGCGGCGATCGGGCGCGCTGGTGAGATCGATCGCGTGCGCTGCCAATCCCTGACGCAGCAGAAGTTCTCGATCGAGGCGTCGGTCCCGCGCTGGCGAAAGGCGCTGGTGCAGATGCGCGCGCTGCCCTATGCCGCGTCGAAGAAAAACATCCAGAACAGACGCGCGTTCGACAGCTCTGTGCCGAAGTAGCAGCTCGGCGCGTGATTGAGACGACCGTTCCACAGCACGAGCCGGTTGTAGATGTTGCCGATCTTGTCGACCGTCTCCCACTTCGTGCCGTCGAGCAGATTGTTGCCGTAGGTCGCACCGGAGTTGCCGTCCTTGGTCGACTCGCGCGCGCCGGTCACGCGGCTGCGAACGAGGGAAAGGCCCGACTCGAACGGCGCATCGGGCGTGAGGAAGATGATGCCAGCGTGAGACTGCTCGTCGGCATGGTACACGAGCGGGTCCTCGGCCGTGCAGAACTGGAAACGACCGTTGATGGGGTAGTGGTCCCACGGCTTCGCGAGCTTGCGGTTCAGCAGTTGCTCGAACACGCGGAAATCTAGCAGGTGCCGGAACGTCTCGATCGACCGCTTGCCAGCCGAGCCCATCTTCTCGTACGACTGCGCGAGCGCCAGTGCGCGCATCTCGGCGGGACGATGTAAGAAGTCGTCGACGATCACGATCTCGGGCTGCGCGGGAACGAACTCGCTCACAGCTTCACCAGATCCGCGCGCACGTAGGGGACCGTGACGCCCTGGATGTTGATCGGAACGGTATCGAGGTGGACTTCGGCGAAGCGCATCGTGGTGTTGCGAATGTACCGCGCCGAGGCATCCCGTGTGTAGTACCAAAAGCTCATCGGGTTCCAGCGGCTCACGTGGGTCGGATCGGCATCAGCACCCCATCCCTCCGAGCTGGGCGTCATCGAAATCAACCATCCGCCCGCCCGCAAACACCGGTGAATCTCGCGCATCGTGTGCATCTTGTCGGGCAGGTGTTCGAGGAGATCGCTCGCGCGGAACGCTCCCACCGATCCATCTTCGAATGGCCAGCGCTGTCGCAGGTCTGCGCTGATCGGCGCACCTTCGAGGTCGACCGCGGTCCAGCCCGCACGCGGGTCGATGCCGCCTCCCAGCTCGATCGCCGGCACGCCGAGCAGCTCGCACTCGCGCAGCACCAAGCGCTCCAGGTAGTCATTCTGGATGCGGTCGCTCGTCTCCTTGATCGAACTGACGTTCTTCGCCCACGTGTTCTCACCTGTGATCCGATAGAGGTAGAGCGGCTTCTCGATGTGGTGGAACTTCGTCGCCAAGTACGTGCGGCAGATCAGCTCGTGGTCGTCCGCGATCGGAAAGCTCGGGTCGTGGCCACCGACCGCTTCATAGACGCTGCGCCGCCATGCGCGCACATGATTCGGCGCCGTGTAGATGTGCGAGACCAGACGCGCCGTGGGCTCGGGCGAATGCACACACTCGTACTTGCCAGGACGGATGCACGAGAGCACGTTGGCGTCGTAGAACTTGAAGCCGCCCGTAATCCAGCCGGGACGGACCTCGGGATGTCGATAGGTAAGGTTGCCCTGGATCGGCCTGCCCTTCGGATCGACCGCACCGTCATGGAAGTCGGCGAAGTCAGAGTAGACGAAGCCGACGGTGGGATCGGAGAACGCCTTTACGATCTCGGCGAGCGCATCGGGGGTCAGCAGGTCGTCGTGGTCGTACTCGACAGCGATCTCACCCGCAGCACTCCCAAACGCGAACGCCTTGCGCTGTCCTACGTGGGAGAATGGCGCGAAGTCGTGGAGAATCCTCACGCGCGGGTCGTCGCCGACAATCGCCTTGACCTCATCTGCGACTCGCTGCACCTGTTGCCGCTTCCCGCTCTTGTCGTTCACTGAGACGAGCCACTCGAAGTTCGTGTACGTCTGGCTCCGGAGCGACGCCCAGCAGTCTGCCAGCCACTTCGTGTTGTGCGTCGGCGTGATGATCGAGACCAGCTGGTTCACGAGCATAGGAGATGCTGGTGCGGGAGCCACGGGTTTCACTGGATCAGGAGTCGGCGTCCACGTGTGGAAGGCGGTCTTGTAGACGCTACCGGGGATCACGCCAGGCTTCACATCGTGCTTCCACAGCACGTAGGGGAGACTGAGCTGGTCCTGGTACGACCACTTTTCGTTCTCCGCCCACCAGTCGTTCTCGAAATTGACACGCTTCAGGCTGTGCTTCCTAGCGATCACGCCGCCAGCCCACAGCCCCGAATCGTGTGGCAGCCCTTCCTCACGATACGCTTCGACCTGTGCGATCAGCGGGAGTCCGTCGTACTTGTTGGGCATCTGAAGCGACGCGACGGCCTCGTCGAAGATGTTGGTGCGCTCGGGGTGCTTGAAGAACGCGACGTCGTGACCCTTGAGCGCCGCTTTGCAGACGCGCACCATCTCGTGGACATCGGTGACGGTGATAGAGGCGTCGATCCAGATCGAGATGTCACCGCTCGCGACCTCCGGCGGGAACATCTTCCACCACTTCGCGGCCATCCGCGGACCGCCCGGTACAGGTGCGCGCTGCTCGATCTTCCACGTCCTCGACTCGATCTTCCGGTCGGTGTAGCACCGGAACTCGAAGCCCTTCGTGTCGAATTCCATTAGCGGGATGTGGTCGCCGTATACCGCCGTGTAGAAATAGAGCATGCCGGGAACCTAGCACGAGTTGGGAACCTAGCATAAGGCTTGACTTCGGGAGCAGGCAACCCGGATCATCACACGATGGAAAACCCTCACGACCAAGCCTTCTTCGAATTCATGCGCACGTGCCGCGAGCCGTATCGACGTCTCGCCGATTGCATCCACGAGGTGGTGGGCGTTCAGGGGAGCGCTGTTGATATCGGATGTGGAATCGGGTTGGTGACAGCGCGCTTGAAGGAGCTAGGCTGGGGGATAGTAGGCGCTGACGACGCGCCGGCCGCGATCGAGATGCGAGAGCCAGGCGTAGAGGTGGCTGTGTTCAATCTCGCGATGCCCGACGCGCCGGGGCTCATCACCACCCGTTACGACACCGCGATCTGTACGGAGACCGCCGAGCACATTCCGCAGGAGCATGCTGACACGATCGTGTCCAACGTCGTCAACTTCGCACGCAACTTCATCGTCTGGTCCGCCGCGGCGCCGGGACAACTGTGGGAGGGCCACGTGAATCTCCAGCCGCCTGCCTACTGGCTGGAGAAGTTCGCAGCTCACGGATGGGTTCCGGCGCAGACGAAGACGATCAAGCTCCGCGATCTGATGCTGTCGACCAACGCGCAGCACGTGCTCGGACGGCAAAACTTCTTCGTGCTCGTGCCGAAGCCGAAGCTGCACATGACGGTCGTCTCGACGGCGCTGAACGCCGAGAAGTGGGTCAAGCGGTGCATCGAGAGTGTGCATCGACAGACGTTCATAGACTGGACCCACATCTTCATCGACGCGAAGAGCGACGACAACACGTGGATGAACACGAAGATGGCGAACCAGGACACGCGCACGCGGCTCGCGCAGAACGACGTTCGACAGCCTGCGCTCCAGAACGCAGTCGAGACGTGGAACGACCTGCCCGACGACGAGATCGTGGTGTGGCTCGACGGGGATGACTGGCTCGCGCACAACCGCGCTCTGGAGGTGCTCGCCGAGACCTACACCGATCCGGACGTGTGGCTTACCTACGGGCAGTTCATGATGCCGGACGGCACGATCGGCTTCGCCTCGCGCTACCCGGCCGGCGCGAACGTCCGCCAGATCGACTGGCGCGCCACGCACCTCAAGACGTTCCGCGCTGGGCTCGTGAAGAAGATCAAGTCGGCAGATCTCTTGAAGCCTGACGGCTCGTGGTGTGATCTCGCCATCGACCACGCAGTGATGTACCCCCTCTTGGAGATGGCCGGCGAGCGCTACGCAGCTATCGACAAAGTGGTGTGCGTCTACAACTTCGCGGCGTCGTGGTGGGCGACCCAGGACGACCGCGCGCGAGCGCTGGAGCGCGCCGAAGACAACCGATTTCGTGCGCTGCCCGCCTACGAGCGTCTGCTGGTCCGCCCCTGGTAGCCGGTTTGACACATTCGCGCTAGTCCGCGATCATACCGGCTACATAGGGTCTCCTCGGAGGCCCACCCCTGTGGCGACTCGAAAATCGGGCGTCTAGATAAAGGAGTCGCATGGCAACTGATAGCGTCACCGTCTCTCCCACTTTCAACGGCGATTCCGTAAGTCTGACCGCGGGGATGATCGTCCGGCTCAAGCCAGGAGCGAACAACAACGTCGTTCGAGCGCAGGCCGACTCAGCTCCACACGTGCAGGGTGTGAACGGGGTCGTGATCAGCGGGGCGGGAGCGCCGGGGACGAGCGTTCTCGTGGCCTGTATCGGACGCCAGACCGTGCTGATGGAGAGCAGTCTCGTTCCATCGGTCGGCGACACCGTCTACGTCT